TGGTAATGATTCTAGAAATAGAATCAAGAATAGCAGGTTCTGTTTTTACAGAAGTTAATACTTTTCCATCATATTCTTCGCTAATGATATTGAAAGGAAGATTCTTTACCAGAAGGCTTTCAGATATGCAAGACAATGCTTTATCTTTATCTTCATCAAAATAAGGAAGATAAATAAGACTGCAAAGTTCTAAATAAGCTTCTCTTAATACACTAGAAACTTCTTTCTTAATAACTTCATGGGTTTCTTCAGATTCTTTATTATATTTTCCTTCAAGAACTGTAAAGGCTTTAAGGCCTTCAAAGTTTGCACCATTAGAAACACCATCTTTAGCTGCAGAACGGCAGTTTAATACAGCATCTTCAATAGCATCTAAAAGAGGCATACGATCAGATGTACCAATACCACCTACATATAAATCTACCATATTTGTTTTAAGAATATTGATACGACGTTTTAAACGACCAATCTTAACTAATTCTTGACGAGTAGTCTCATATTTAGCAAGAGTAGATTCAAGATTAGCTAAATAGTTTTCGAAGAATTCTGTATATTTACCATTTTCATCATACATGTTCTTAGGATTGATAATCTTTGTAGAAGTAGCATCTACGGTTACATGTTCTGCCTTACCTGCAAAAGTTTTAATATTGAATTCTGTAGGTGCTAATCCCTTTTTCTTATCTTCTTCATAGTTCTTAGGATCGATATACTTCTTAATGAATTTAGCACCAGTCATCTTCATAATATCCATAAGGTAGTTATTATCATTATCAATGTTTGCTACTACACAAAGATATCCACGCTTTTCAGGAGGCATATTAGTCATTGCTGTAATGATTTCATCTAAGAAGCTATTCATATCACGAGAAATAGTAGGGCAGATAATTAAAGTAGGTATAGGCATATCTGATTCTTTGATTTCTTTTCCCATATTTACTTTTTCTGTTGCTTTACGAATAGGTTCCAGATATTCTGCATGAACGATAAGTCTAAACAGATTTACCATTTCAGGTGTATCGATAGGAGATTCAAATACATATACATTCGGATTAACTAAATCGCAAGAAGAAGTCTTTTCATTAGTAGCAAAGCAAGGATCAATAAATCCTTCTTCATAGGTCATACCATTATATGTTTTTGTTTTAGTTTCAGGAGTATTAGATGCAGATACATCAATGAATACATCCATACCACTTTCTTCATAAATGGATTTAATAATATTAGCTACTTCGGAGTTACCATTCAAAGAAGTATAAGCGATATTATAGATATCTTCTAAAGTAGCTTCATGACCACGACTTTCAATAATATCAATTCCCTCTTTAATCATTTCTTTAAATACAGAAACGATCTTACGTTTAGGAAGACCTTTTTGTTGTAATTCAAGAAGTCCTTTAAAGATGAGATAAGACATAATTACAGCAGAAGTCGTACCATCACCAATAGATTTGATAACCTGTGTACAAATGGTACGAATATCATCTTTCAAAATATCTTCAATAGGTTTATCAAGATCAATATGCTTAAGGACAGTAAATCCATCCTTAGTATAGTTACTTACTACCAGTTTAGTATTCTTATTTGTATCTCTATAAGAATAAGCCGTATATTCTCCCATAGGGCCATAAGTTCCCTTAAGAGTATTAGCAAATAATTCTAATGCTCTTAATTGAGCAGATCTTAATTGTTTTTCACCAATAACGTTACTTACAAGTTTCATTAAGTACACTCTCCTTATGATTATTTTGCAAATTCAAAATCAGCATATGGTGAGATATATTTTATTACATTAACCTCACTTAAAACCATACTTATAGGATGATGATGTTTCAATTCATCATCTTCAAAATTATATCCGAAATTGTATAGATATATTGTTTTACCAGATACATTGTCTAATTTGCTCAAATCAGTTACGTAATGTATAAATAAGGTATTATATTTTGTAGCATCTATTTCATTTAGTACTGTATTCCAATCATTTGTAAATTCAAATGATTTTATATATTTAACTTCTTCCTCTGTCTTACAATTAACTGTAATAGCTACATCATCATGCAATGAATCTGCTACCAATAACTTTAAAATATCATTCAGTTTTATAAGATATTTCAAAACCTCATTTAGTTTAGTAGAAATCAATTCATTATATATTCCATCCACCTTATCTACATATTCATCTTTGAATAAGACAGATATAGGATTCCTATTTTTCGTAGTAAGTACTAGATATCTTAAATAGTAGAATGAGTATTCTATAGATTCTTCTTTAAAAAATTTTGATTTGCCATAGTTATCTTTAAGATAAAGTACACAAGCTAAATCTATATCAAATAGCATATCAAAATCTACTAATACAGTTTTTGTATATTCACCTTTTTTAATAACTACCACCTATTTCAATAAAAAAATAAAGGGGGATATAAAATCCCCCTGAGATTTTATTGCATAGCACCCATAATAGAATCAAGCTGAGAACTTTCAATCGTTTCAGAATTTCCAGCAGAAGTATTAGTCATTCCAGAACTTCCAGAATTGCTAAAATAACTCTTCTTATACCCACCATTATAATTAGATTCTAAATCTACGCCAAGTTTAGCAGCAATCTTGGAGTAATATTGATATTGATGGGTTACATTCGAATATGCATTTGCATTGCTCATAGCTTCATAGAAAGTTCTAAGCTGAAGAATAATCATTTCTAATTCAAGGGTATTAAACATATCATAGTTTTGTGTATACCCAGCTGTCTTAGGATCAAATCCAATGATGATATTATAATATCCTTTATTGATTTCATAAGAATAGCTTTGTTCAATCTGACCATTCTGATTAAGCTTTTTAATGCTGATAACTGTTCCAGCTTCAGGTTTTCCATATACAACACCAGGATCTTCTACAGTAATCAGATTTGTACCTGTAGCTACACCGGCATTTCCTTTAAGAGTATCTTCTTCTGTTTTATTAATAGATAAGCTCAAAAGATTTTCAAACATTTTTGCTTTTTGAGGAGTAAGATAAACGGAGATACCGTTCTTTGTATCGTATCGTGTTTCTCCATTTTCAGATTCAATAACAGGAGAAATACTAATTCTAAGAAGATTTCTCCACATAGAAAAGCTAATCATAGTTTTATCAATTACAGATTCCTTATTAAAGAAACTATAACCATAAACTGTCGGTGAGTATTGCTGGTTTCCATAACCTGATTCAAATGCCATTTTTCCTCTCTCCTTCTCAAATAATAAGTTTATAAAATTTTCTAATATAATGTATCCGCCTTCATAATTTATAAGATACACTACTTCATAATTATTATATACAACCTAATTTTCCATTGATAAAAATATAAGGAGAGGAAATAAATCCTCTCCTTAGTTTTATCGATCATCTAAATCAAAATATACAGAATACTTTTTGAATCGTTCATCATAAAGATCACCTTTAAATAATTGATCACGTTTTAAAGTAAGACCTTTATACATATCATTCAGTTGTTTAAACTCAGATTTGGTAAGTTGATTATTTTCGATATAGTCTTGAATAAAAGCAAGTTTAGAATTGATATTAGCAATAAGATTAGGAACTGCATCAGGTTCATTATATAATGCATTTTGTTGTTCTAATTCTAATTTTATAAGATCATCATCTAATGCTTGGGGAATAGGTTTGTTAGATTTATTAGGAAGAATGTTTTCTTTTACTTCTTCCAGTAATACATTTGCAGATTCCTTCAATAACTGATCATCATCAATTCTATTTAATCTCTTAATAACGTTTTCCATTTCACGGATTTCTATCTTTGATCCTGTGAGTAATTTGCAGCGTTTAAGTGTCTCAATAGCAGGGATTCGATTATGAAGAACGTCTTTATATAAACGAAGAACCCATGCTAATACTACAAACTTATTATCTGCTTCTTTATTATAATTATAGAAACAAGATTCTAATTTTCTAAAAGCATTATAAAGGTTTTGTTTATAGTTAATCGATTCATAATAATCATACATTACTTCATTATCTTCAACCTTATCTTTATTTACAATAGTGATATATTTTCTGATAGCATCTCTAAATCCAAAGGAAAGTAATTCCATATAGTTGATAGAATCAGAGATTTTTAATACATCATTATTGGCAAGAAGATAACGATCAATTGCTTTAGAAACAACTTCACTAGGACTTCCATCATTGACCATTCTACCAATATCATAAATAAGAATAGCCATAATTTCACTAGGTTTAAGATCAATATCCATTTGAAATAATTTAGAATCTAATTCCAAATAGTATTCATTGATAATATAAGTAGAACTGGAAGTGATTATATTTATAACCTGTTCAGCAGGAATTTTCGGCATAGCATATACACCAAAAAATAATTTATCTGTATTTTGAGTATATAAAATACTAATACACTTAGCATCAAACATTAAATTTAATGCCTTCTGAAGATCTAATACATATTCTTGTTTAGGGTCTTTTTTTATATTCGCTATAGCGACCTCAGCATCATCGTAGGCAGCTTTTCTTTTTTTAGCTAAAATGATATCCAAAGTAAGAATCCTCCTTAAAAGCTATATTAAAATGTCGTCACGGATTATCTAGATGTTTCCTTAATAAGAAAGGATGATATTAAATGGAAAACAAAAATATTTATGTAAGTAGAGAAAGAGCATTGAACGATTACACTGCAAATTTAAATACTACTAATAAAAAGAAGAAAGAAGAATTCATAGAACCTAGAAAAACAGATATGAATATAGAAACTTCTTCTCCTATGGATATTAAAAATAAATAGATCATCTACTTATAAGTAGAACTTTGTTTTAAATTATTGAACTTGGAAGTTCTAGTCATTACTCCTCTTTTTTCTCAAACTGTGGTGTAGGTTGCCCATCTACACCACCCCCTCTTTATCTAAGGTTGAAAATTTGGGGTAATTATATACTATTATTATGATAAAATTATTTTATAATAATCTAAAACTTTATTTTAAAAAAGGAGATGTTCTCATGAAAGACAAAAATTGTTTTAAGAAGAATAAGAAAGGATATCATCCTTCTTATGAAAAGTATGAAAAGGAAAAAATCGAATATAGTGAAAGCAAAATGAAGCCTTACTATATTAATGAGAAAAAAAGATTGAATGAAAAGATTATAGCAGAAGAAGGTGGCAATTCAGATTATTTTGAATATAAAGAAATATCATCTTCTATTTCAAATATCTGCAAATCCCTTATGGTAACTGGTACTAAAGTATGGATAAAACATATTCCTACAATATCTTATATGAAAAGTAGATTACTAGAGGTAAGTAATATGCATAAAGAATTTATCAATCCGTTACATATTCCTGATTATTTATTAAATAATCTTACATTTGATGGAATGAGTGAAGATTTCATTGTAATCCATCCCAATGAAGTAAAAAATAAAAGCCAAGACTTTATAGATGCTATATATACAGAGATGGAAAGAAATAAATATCTTTCTAATGATAGTGGAAAACCTGTTATTTCATTATTAATTAAAGTAAAGTCTTTGATGGAAGATGGTTTAGGATATTATAAATTAGCTGAATTTGCAAATAAATATTATTCTTGTGAATTTGCTAATAATTCTACAATCAAGATTGAAGATATTAGAAATAGAATGCTTAACTCTTTAGCAGATACAGCATTCGCAATTGAAGCAGAAAGAATCAAACCTGTTATCAGTGAATCTTATATTAAGGTTTATATAAGATCTTTTATTATGGAGCATGCAAGTGCTTATCAAGAGCTTCTTAATTTAGCTAAACCTAAAAGATCCACTGTTATTTCAGAAGAAAATAAAAAGTAATTAAGGGGGATTTATTACATGAAAGATTGGGAAACACGTTTGATGGATGAACATGAAGAGTTAGAAATCAAGATAGAAAAGTTATCTAACTTCATTGATGAAAATCCTGATAATGAAGATTATGATTTACTAATGGAACAGTTAGAATATATGAAAGGATACTTCTCTGTTCTTTGTAAACGTATTCAAAAAATTAAAGATCGTTAATTTTAATGGGAGTAGTCATATGACTACTCCCTAGCATTTTATCTATTATTTTATTTAAACTTTTTTTAAAGGAGAGATTTTATCATGAGTAAATTTAATGAAGCTAAGAAGTATATCAATGGTTATGTGGTAGTTACGGTTGTAGTTAGTATTTTAGTTCTTTTTGCAGCAGGCGGTCTCTATACATATGACTATGTTGAAAAGAACAGAAATGAAGTAGAGCTTACCTGGGATAAGAGTCGTATTGATTTTGTGAATAGACTCTCTAATGTAGTTATGCATAAGAATCTTATCAATGTAGTAGTTCCTGATACAAATAAATCAGGTCTTCCTAAAGAAGTAGGAACTAGAACTTATTCTGGGTTCACTAGAATTTCTAAAGATGAAATTTCCTATACTCTTAAAGATGGAAGAACAATCATCTTTGATGTAAATGAAACTGCATTTGATAGAGAATACAAATCAATGGTAACAAAGTTTCATTATAAAGATAATGAAAACAAATCTGAATATGCTTTTGCAACTTACTTCAGATATCATACCGGTAAGTCTGGTGATATTGAAATTGGCTTTGCTAATAGCAGAAGCCAGTTTGATAAGTTTGTTCCTACACCTAATAGAAAATCTGGTTATAAGGTTATGAAAGGAACCAACGTATATTACTTAGATCCCAGAAAAGAAGAAAATTCAGTATTTGTTGAATATCTTTGCCGTGCTATGATTGATGATAATAATACAGGAAATATGGATCAGGATATCATGCATGAAAATCTTAGAAGTATCGGTAAGAACTATAGATAGTTATAAGATAAAGAGGGATTCACTTCCCTCTTTATTTTTTTTTTGACACAAACTACCTCTCTAGGATTTATTCCTAGAGAGGCATTTGTCATCGGATTTTTTATATATTTTTCATGTGGAATTTTTAAAATAGATTTATCCCAAAATCTATTTATAAGTCTAATTAGTTCTTCGGATCTGTTACCGAGTAGTTCGGCGAAGGATAAGCATAGTTCTGATCTGCTACGCCGTTCTGCGGTACACCAGGAGCCTTGCCGTCCGGATAGATAACGGAACGAGCTGTTCCAGGAAGTTCACCGGTATGATCAATGAACTGGCCATTACCGTTCTTGTCATGAGTATAGGTGAGCTTGTTAGCTGTGTAATCGTTGAGAGCACGATCCTTGCTAACCGGTGTCTTGTTTTCAATATCTTCAACCAAACCAGTCGGATTCATGATCTGAATACGGCCTTGTACCGGCTGATAGGATACGAACAAGAAACGTTCGAATGCAGTTACAGCCGGCAGCTGATAATTCGAGGTGTCACGAATTTCATTACCAACGTATAACTGATAATCAAAGATCTTGTACATTACACGATTCGAATTGCGAGGATTCAAGATGATGATCAAGTTGTTATCATTACGCAATTTGTTCGAGCTAATGAATTGATAAATACGGTTATCGCTCGTCTTAACGGTCTTCTTGTAATCAAGCGAAACAGGACCGATCGACGGAGGAGTTGTATAAGTATATTCTTTCGGAGTAATCTTACGGATAAGTTCCGGACGACCGAAGATAGAAACAGTCATGTTTTCATCATTCAGTACCTGTAACATAGTGGTTACCTGAGTATCGAGGTAGTCCATGAACGTTTCATAACGCCATGTTACATGCGAACCGAGGAAGTTATCAGGCGGTACAAAGTTGAATGCACCGGATACTTTCGAAGTGCTCGGGAGGTTCAAGAACGAATCATCCAAGCTTTCAAGGATCTTGTCATCTTTGTAGTTAAGAATCGACAATTTGATCATAGACATGATCTTAGTCAATTGGTTAACGTTATACATAGCATTGAGATCCTTCGTTTCTTCCGGCGAGATCGTTACAGTCATGTGCGGAGCTTCCGGAATTTCGAAGTAATCGGTACGAGCCGACCATTTAACTTTCGGAGTTTCATATGCTGCAGACGATACGTCGAGAGAAGCACTAAGAACAACACCTACAACCTTATCGGAAGAAGCCATGAAAGTGAAACGGTTCTTATGCATAGAACCAGCGAACTGGAAGATTTCCTTACGAATATTACCAGCATTATCAGTAGGAACTACCAAGTCAACACGTTTCTGGAAAGTACGGTCATACTGACCATATGCAGCAACGAATTTAATCGGTTCTACAGTAACAACCTTAGTACCAACAGCACCAGCTGTTTCTACTACGATTTCTTTCTTAGCAGCATCATATTTTTCTTCACCCTTAGCAACATAAACGTCTTTAATCAAAAGACGAGTTACTTTGGAAGAACGGGATACGTTAGCTACAGTTTTATTTGTTGCACCCAACAATTCAAGAACATCGGTCTGCTGATCTTCGGGAAGCATAATAACAATGTCTTTATGAGGTACAGCACCTTCGATAAGGTCTTTAATCTTGTTCTGTTCCAAGAACATATCGATTTCACGACCATCAGGGCTATACATTGTACGAGTTTCCATCGACAATGTGAACTGCGGAGCATCAGCAACGTCTTTAGGAATAGCACCCTTGTCGAAAACTGTGGTCATCAACAAGTTTTTATGCATCGGGAAAGTGATACCAACTACAGGGTTATAAGCACCCAAGGGAGCGGCTTCTGTCAATCCACGAACGTCATTACGATACAAAGTATCGAGCATACCATATTCTTCATGAACAGCATCAGCTGTAGCAAACTTCGGGTCATTCTTATCGAATGCATCTTCGATAAAGAAATTACGCATCTGATTGTTCAGTGTTTCAGTACGGAAAAATTTATTGGGTTCAGTATAAATATCATAGCCTTCCTGGATACCGCTTTTAGCTACTTCGCAGAAACGGGAAGCAAGACCATGCATGCTATCCTTTTCATAACCACGAAGGATGGAGTCAGTTCCAGTTTGGTTAGAACCGTTAACAACTGCCATAATTATTAAATCCTCCTTTTAAAAGAGAGCCATCTATTTGATCTTTTATTATTTATAAATGGCGTACTAGATTTTTAATTAAATTTAATTAAAAATCTAGTACGCCATTTATAAATAATAAAAGATCAAATAGATGGCTCTCTTTTAAAAGGAGGATTTAATAATTATGGCAGTTGTTAACGGTTCTAACCAAACTGGAACTGACTCCATCCTTCGTGGTTATGAAAAGGATAGCATGCATGGTCTTGCTTCCCGTTTCTGCGAAGTAGCTAAAAGCGGTATCCAGGAAGGCTATGATATTTATACTGAACCCAATAAATTTTTCCGTACTGAAACACTGAACAATCAGATGCGTAATTTCTTTATCGAAGATGCATTCGATAAGAATGACCCGAAGTTTGCTACAGCTGATGCTGTTCATGAAGAATATGGTATGCTCGATACTTTGTATCGTAATGACGTTCGTGGATTGACAGAAGCCGCTCCCTTGGGTGCTTATAACCCTGTAGTTGGTATCACTTTCCCGATGCATAAAAACTTGTTGATGACCACAGTTTTCGACAAGGGTGCTATTCCTAAAGACGTTGCTGATGCTCCGCAGTTCACATTGTCGATGGAAACTCGTACAATGTATAGCCCTGATGGTCGTGAAATCGATATGTTCTTGGAACAGAACAAGATTAAAGACCTTATCGAAGGTGCTGTACCTCATAAAGACATTGTTATTATGCTTCCCGAAGATCAGCAGACCGATGTTCTTGAATTGTTGGGTGCAACAAATAAAACTGTAGCTAACGTATCCCGTTCTTCCAAAGTAACTCGTCTTTTGATTAAAGACGTTTATGTTGCTAAGGGTGAAGAAAAATATGATGCTGCTAAGAAAGAAATCGTAGTAGAAACAGCTGGTGCTGTTGGTACTAAGGTTGTTACTGTAGAACCGATTAAATTCGTTGCTGCATATGGTCAGTATGACCGTACTTTCCAGAAACGTGTTGACTTGGTAGTTCCTACTGATAATGCTGGTAATATTCGTAAGGAAATCTTCCAGTTCGCTGGTTCTATGCATAAGAACCGTTTCACTTTCATGGCTTCTTCCGATAAGGTTGTAGGTGTTGTTCTTAGTGCTTCTCTCGACGTATCGTCTGCAGCATATGAAACTCCGAAAGTTAAATGGTCGGCTCGTACCGATTACTTCGAAATTCCGGAAGCTCCGCACATGACTGTAACGATCTCGCCGGAAGAAACGAAGGATCTCAATGCTATGTATAACGTTAACCAATTGACTAAGATCATGTCTATGATCAAATTGTCGATTCTTAACTACAAAGATGACAAGATCCTTGAAAGCTTGGATGATTCGTTCTTGAACCTCCCGAGCACTTCGAAAGTATCCGGTGCATTCAACTTTGTACCGCCTGATAACTTCCTCGGTTCGCATGTAACATGGCGTTATGAAACGTTCATGGACTACCTCGATACTCAGGTAACCACTATGTTACAGGTACTGAATGATGAAAACATGACTGTTTCTATCTTCGGTCGTCCGGAACTTATCCGTAAGATTACTCCGAAAGAATATACTTATACAACTCCTCCGTCGATCGGTCCTGTTTCGCTTGATTACAAGAAGACCGTTAAGACGAGCGATAACCGTATTTATCAATTCATTAGCTCGAACAAATTGCGTAATGATAACAACTTGATCATCATCTTGAATCCTCGCAATTCGAATCGTGTAATGTACAAGATCTTTGATTATCAGTTATACGTTGGTAATGAAATTCGTGACACCTCGAATTATCAGCTGCCGGCTGTAACTGCATTCGAACGTTTCTTGTTCGTATCCTATCAGCCGGTACAAGGCCGTATTCAGATCATGAATCCGACTGGTTTGGTTGAAGATATTGAAAACAAGACACCGGTTAGCAAGGATCGTGCTCTCAACGATTACACAGCTAACAAGCTCACCTATACTCATGACAAGAACGGTAATGGCCAGTTCATTGATCATACCGGTGAACTTCCTGGAACAGCTCGTTCCGTTATCTATCCGGACGGCAAGGCTCCTGGTGTACCGCAGAACGGCGTAGCAGATCAGAACTATGCTTATCCTTCGCCGAACTACTCGGTAACAGATCCGAAGAACTAATTAGACTTATAAATAGATTTTGGGATAAATCTATTTTAAAAATTCCACATGAAAAATATATAAAAAATCCGATGACAAATGCCTCTCTAGGAATAAATCCTAGAGAGGTAGTTTGTGTCAAAAAAAAAATAAAGAGGGAAGTGAATCCCTCTTTATCTTATAACTATCTATAGTTCTTACCGATACTTCTAAGATTTTCATGCATGATATCCTGATCCATATTTCCTGTATTATTATCATCAATCATAGCACGGCAAAGATATTCAACAAATACTGAATTTTCTTCTTTTCTGGGATCTAAGTAATATACGTTGGTTCCTTTCATAACCTTATAACCAGATTTTCTATTAGGTGTAGGAACAAACTTATCAAACTGGCTTCTGCTATTAGCAAAGCCAATTTCAATATCACCAGACTTACCGGTATGATATCTGAAGTAAGTTGCAAAAGCATATTCAGATTTGTTTTCATTATCTTTATAATGAAACTTTGTTACCATTGATTTGTATTCTCTATCAAATGCAGTTTCATTTACATCAAAGATGATTGTTCTTCCATCTTTAAGAGTATAGGAAATTTCATCTTTAGAAATTCTAGTGAACCCAGAATAAGTTCTAGTTCCTACTTCTTTAGGAAGACCTGATTTATTTGTATCAGGAACTACTACATTGATAAGATTCTTATGCATAACTACATTAGAGAGTCTATTCACAAAATCAATACGACTCTTATCCCAGGTAAGCTCTACTTCATTTCTGTTCTTTTCAACATAGTCATATGTATAGAGACCGCCTGCTGCAAAAAGAACTAAAATACTAACTACAACCGTAACTACCACATAACCATTGATATACTTCTTAGCTTCATTAAATTTACTCATGATAAAATCTCTCCTTTAAAAAAAGTTTAAATAAAATAATAGATAAAATGCTAGGGAGTAGTCATATGACTACTCCCATTAAAATTAACGATCTTTAATTTTTTGAATACGTTTACAAAGAACAGAGAAGTATCCTTTCATATATTCTAACTGTTCCATTAGTAAATCATAATCTTCATTATCAGGATTTTCATCAATGAAGTTAGATAACTTTTCTATCTTGATTTCTAACTCTTCATGTTCATCCATCAAACGTGTTTCCCAATCTTTCATGTAATAAATCCCCCTTAATTACTTTTTATTTTCTTCTGAAATAACAGTGGATCTTTTAGGTTTAGCTAAATTAAGAAGCTCTTGATAAGCACTTGCATGCTCCATAATAAAAGATCTTATATAAACCTTAATATAAGATTCACTGATAACAGGTTTGATTCTTTCTGCTTCAATTGCGAATGCTGTATCTGCTAAAGAGTTAAGCATTCTATTTCTAATATCTTCAATCTTGATTGTAGAATTATTAGCAAATTCACAAGAATAATATTTATTTGCAAATTCAGCTAATTTATAATATCCTAAACCATCTTCCATCAAAGACTTTACTTTAATTAATAATGAAATAACAGGTTTTCCACTATCATTAGAAAGATATTTATTTCTTTCCATCTCTGTATATATAGCATCTATAAAGTCTTGGCTTTTATTTTTTACTTCATTGGGATGGATTACAATGAAATCTTCACTCATTCCATCAAATGTAAGATTATTTAATAAATAATCAGGAATATGTAACGGATTGATAAATTCTTTATGCATATTACTTACCTCTAGTAATCTACTTTTCATATAAGATATTGTAGGAATATGTTTTATCCATACTTTAGTACCAGTTACCATAAGGGATTTGCAGATATTTGAAATAGAAGATGATATTTCTTTATATTCAAAATAATCTGAATTGCCACCTTCTTCTGCTATAATCTTTTCATTCAATCTTTTTTTCTCATTAATATAGTAAGGCTTCATTTTGCTTTCACTATATTCGATTTTTTCCTTTTCATACTTTTCATAAGAAGGATGATATCCTTTCTTATTCTTCTTAAAACAATTTTTGTCTTTCATGAGAACATCTCCTTTTTTAAAATAAAGTTTTAGATTATTATAAAATAATTTTATCATAATAATAGTATATAATTACCCCAAATTTTCAACCTTAGATAAAGAGGGGGTGGTGTAGATGGGCAACCTACACCACAGTTTGAGAAAAAAGAGGAGTAATGACTAGAACTTCCAAGTTCAATAATTTAAAACAAAGTTCTACTTATAAGTAGATGATCTATTTATTTTTAATATCCATAGGAGAAGAAGTTTCTATATTCATATCTGTTTTTCTAGGTTCTATGAATTCTTCTTTCTTCTTTTTATTAGTAGTATTTAAATTTGCAGTGTAATCGTTCAATGCTCTTTCTCTACTTACATAAATATTTTTGTTTTCCATTTAATATCATCCTTTCTTATTAAGGAAACATCTAGATAATCCGTGACGACATTTTAATATAGCTTTTAAGGAGGATTCTTACTTTGGATATCATTTTAGCTAAAAAAAGAAAAGCTGCCTACGATGATGCTGAGGTCGCTATAGCGAATATAAAAAAAGACCCTAAACAAGAATATGTATTAGATCTTCAGAAGGCATTAAATTTAATGTTTGATGCTAAGTGTATTAGTATTTTATATACTCAAAATACAGATAAATTATTTTTTGGTGTATATGCTATGCCGAAAATTCCTGCTGAACAGGTTATAAATATAATCACTTCCAGTTCTACTTATATTATCAATGAATACTATTTGGAATTAGATTCTAAATTATTTCAAATGGATATTGATCTTAAACCTAGTGAAATTATGGCTATTCTTATTTATGATATTGGTAGAATGGTCAATGATGGAAGTCCTAGTGAAGTTGTTTCTAAAGCAATTGATCGTTATCTTCTTGCCAATAATGATGTATTAAAAATCTCTGATTCTATCAACTATATGGAATTACTTTCCTTTGGATTTAGAGATGCTATCAGAAAATATATCACTATTGTAAATAAAGATAAGGTTGAAGATAATGAAGTAATGTATGATTATTATGAATCGATTAACTATAAACAAAACCTTTATAATGCTTTTAGAAAATTAGAATCTTGTTTCTATAATTATAATAAAGAAGCAGATAATAAGTTTGTAGTATTAGCATGGGTTCTTCGTTTATATAAAGACGTTCTTCATAATCGAATCCCTGCTATTGAGACACTTAAACGCTGCAAATTACTCACAGGATCAAAGATAGAAATCCGTGAAATGGAAAACGTTATTAAGAGATTAAATAGAATTGATGATGATCAGTTATTGAAGGAATCTGCAAATGTATTACTGGAAGAAGTAAAAGAAAACATTCTTCCTAATAAATCTAACAAACCTATTCCCCAAGCATTAGATGATGATCTTATAAAATTAGAATTAGAACAACAAAATGCATTATATAATGAACCTGATGCAGTTCCTAATCTTATTGCTAATATCAATTCTAAACTTGCTTTTATTCAAGACTATATCGAAAATAATCAACTTACCAAATCTGAGTTTAAACAACTGAATGATATGTATAAAGGTCTTACTTTAAAACGTGATCAATTATTTAAAGGTGATCTTTATGATGAACGATTCAAAAAGTATTCTGTATATTTTGATTTAGATGATCGATAAAACTAAGGAGAGGATTTATTTCCTCTCCTTATATTTTTATCAATGGAAAATTAGGTTGTATATAATAATTATGAAGTAGTGTATCTTATAAATTATGAAGGCGGATACATTATATTAGAAAATTTTATAAACTTATTATTTGAGAAGGAGAGAGGAAAAATGGCATTTGAATCAGGTTATGGAAACCAGCAATACTCACCGACAGTTTATGGTTATAGTTTCTTTAATAAGGAATCTGTAATTGATAAAACTATGATTAGCTTTTCTATGTGGAGAAATCTTCTTAGAATTAGTATTTCTCCTGTTATTGAATCTGAAAATGGAGAAACACGATACGATACAAAGAACGGTATCTCCGTTTATCTTACTCCTCAAAAAGCAAAAATGTTTGAAAATCTTTTGAGCTTATCTATTAATAAAACAGAAGAAGATACTCTTAAAGGAAATGCCGGTGTAGCTACAGGTACAAATCTGATTACTGTAGAAGATCCTGGTGTTGTATATGGAAAACCTGAAGCTGGAACAGTTATCAGCATTAAAAAGCTTAATCAGAATGGTCAGATTGAACAAAGCTATTCTTATGAAATCAATAAAGGATATTATAATATCATCATTGGATTTGATCCTAAGACAGCTGGGTATACACAAAACTATGATATGTTTAATACCCTTGAATTAGAAATGATTATTCTTCAGCTTAGAACTTTCTATGAAGCTATGAGCAATGCAAATGCATATTCGAATGTAACCCATCAATATCAATATTACTCCAAGATTGCTGCTAAACTTGGCGTAGATTTAGAATCTAATTATAATGGTGGGTATAAGAAGAGTTATTTTAGCAATTCTGGAAGTTCTGGAATGACTAATACTTCTGCTGGAAATTCTGAAACGATTGAAAGTTCTCAGCTTGATTCTATTATGGGTGCTATGCAATAAAATCTCAGGGGGATTTTATATCCCCCTTTATTTTTTTATTGAAATAGGTGGTAGTTATTAAAAAAGGTGAATATACAAAAACTGTATTAGTAGATTTTGATATGCTATTTGATATAGATTTAGCTTGTGTACTTTATCTTAAAGATAACTATGGCAAATCAAAATTTTTTAAAGAAGAATCTATAGAATACTCATTCTACTATTTAAGATATCTAGTACTTACTACGAAAAATAGGAATCCTATATCTGTCTTATTCAAAGATGAATATGTAGATAAGGTGGATGGAATATATAATGAATTGATTTCTACTAAACTAAATGAGGTTTTGAAATATCTTATAAAACTGAATGATATTTTAAAGTTATTGGTAGCAGATTCATTGCATGATGATGTAGCTATTACAGTTAATTGTAAGACAGAGGAAGAAGTTAAATATATAAAATCATTTGAATTTACAAATGATTGGAATACAGTACTAAATGAAATAGATGCTACAAAATATAATACCTTATTTATACATTACGTAACTGATTTGAGCAAATTAGACAATGTATCTGGTAAAACAATATATCTATACAATTTCGGATATAATTTTGAAGATGATGAATTGAAACATCATCATCCTATAAGTATGGTTTTAAGTGAGGTTAATGTAATAAAATATATCTCACCATATGCTGATTTTGAATTTGCAAAATAATCATAAGGAGAGTGTACTTAATGAAACTTGTAAGTAACGTTATTGGTGAAAAACAATTAAGATCTGCTCAATTAAGAGCATTAGAATTATTTGCTAATACTCTTAAGGGAACTTATGGCCCTATGGGAGAATATACGGCTTATTCTTATAGAGATACAAATAAGAATACTAAACTGGTAGTAAGTAACTATACTAAGGATGGATTTACTGTCCTTAAGCATATTGATCTTGATAAACCTATTGAAGATATTTTGAAAGATGATATTCGTACCATTTGTACACAGGTTATCAAATCTATTGGTGATGGTACGACTTCTGCTGTAATTATGTCTTATCTCATCTTTAAAGGACTTCTTGAATTACAACAAAAAGGTCTTCCTAAACGTAAGATCGTTTCTGTATTTAAAGAAATGATTAAAGAGGGAATTGATATTATTGAAAGTCGTGGTCATGAAGCTACTTTAGAAGATATCTATAATATCGCTTATACTTCTTTGAATGGTAACTCCGAAGTAGCTAATATTATTAAATCCATTTATGAAGAAAGTGGTATGGATGTATTCATTGATGTATCTGCATCTAATACTCCTGAAACTAAAACAAAAACATATAATGGTATGACCTATGAAGAAGGATTTATTGATCCTTGCTTTGCTACTAATGAAAAGACTTCTTCTTGCGATTTAGTTAATCCGAATGTATATGTATTTGAATCTCCTATCGATACACCTGAAATGGTAAATCTGTTTAGACTTATCGTTCATGCAGAATATCTGGAACCTATTCGTAAAGCAACAGAAAAAGTAAATATGGGAAAAGAAATCAAAGAATCAGATATGCCTATACCTACTTTAATTATCTGCCCTACTATTTCTCGTGATATGAATAGCTTCTTAGATGAAATCATTACAGCAATGACTAATATGCCTCCTGAAAAGCGTGGATATCTTTGTGTAGTAGCAAACATTGATAATGATAATAACTACCTTATGGATATTATGAAGATGACTGGTGCTAAATTCATTAAGAAGTATATCGATCCTAAGAACTATGAAGAAGATAAGAAAAAGGGATTAGCACCTACAGAATTCAATATTAAAACTTTTGCAGGTAAGGCAGAACATGTAACCGTAGATGCTACTTCTACAAAGATTATCAATCCTAAGAACATGTATGATGAAAATGGTAAATATACAGAATTCTTCGAAAACTATTTAGCTAATCTTGAATCTACTCTTGCTAAATATGAGACTACTCGTCAAGAATTAGTTAAGATTGGTCGTTTAAAACGTCGTATCAATATTCTTAAAACAAATATGGTAGATTTATATGTAGGTGGTATTGGTACATCTGATCGTATGCCTCTTTTAGATGCTATTGAAGATGCTGTATTAAACTGCCGTTCTGCAGCTAAAGATGGTGTTTCTAATGGTGCAAACTTTGAAGGCCTTAAAGCCTTTACAGTTCTTGAAGGAAAATATAATAAAGAATCTGAAGAAACCCATGAAGTTATTAAGAAAGAAGTTTCTAGTGTATTAAGAGAAGCTTATTTAGAACTTTGCAGTCTTATTTATCTTCCTTATTTTGATGAAGATAAAGATAAAGCATTGTCTTGCATATCTGAAAGCCTTCTGGTAAAGAATCTTCCTTTCAATATCATTAGCGAAGAATATGATGGAAAAGTATTAACTTCTGTAAAAACAGAACCTGCTATTCTTGATTCTATTTCTAGAATCATTACCA